GGCAATTGCTTTGTCGGGCGGTGTGTTCATCGATACAGCGTAGCCAATGTTCCGCCGGAGCTCGTCGGCGATCTCGAGGCCGTTAGTTGCAGTCAAAGTGTTGCTGCGGATCCATGCCTCTGGATCAGTTGGGTTCATGACATCCTTGATTGCCTGGTCGAGCTGGTCTGCCAGATCGCCCTCTTCAAATCGACGGGCGTGTTTGGCGGTTGACTCTCGTCCCAAGTTCTGGAGCCGTTCGGTAGCCTCTTCTGGTGTCCAGTCCTCCTCTGAGGTCATCTCGAAGAACCGGTCAAGTGTCGCGGCTTGGTCCGCACTGACCCCATGGAGAGCGCCTGTACCGTACTGGGCCTTCATGGCCGCATAGACAGGTGCCATAGAGGCCAGCTGCTTGGTGTCGAGCGTTTCAGCCGCTTGGGCCATACTGTCGCCCAGGATCGGAAGGCTCTCGCCGGTTGCCCGTGCGTGGGCAATGAGAGGCTCCATGACAGCTGCAGAGGCCCGGAGGGTGTTGAGGGCATCCTGCTGCTCTTGAGGGTCCTCAGAGTTGGACAGGGTGGACCCTAAGTCGCGGAGTTCCTTAAATGCTTTCTCGGTGCGGGGACGAAGGTAGCTCGCCGACGGTTTTCTGCGGGGTCGACGCCCCACTCACCGTTGCCGGTAGCCTCGCGGATGCGGGATACAGGCCATTCAGTTGGATCTTTCCCGATCTCAATCATGGCATCCATGAACGCATCGTCGTAGACAGCAGCTTGCTCGAGACGTTCTTCCCGCTGCCGCGCTTCCACGACCTTGACGGCTTGCTCGCGCTGTTCCGCGATATCAGGTTCCCGGCGGAGCCAGGCGCCCTTGTCCTTGGAAGCGAAGAACTTTTCGGTTTCCGCGTAGATGCGCTCAATCTCTTCCTTGGACTCGGCGGTTTCCATACGGGCACCGACCTGGTCCAAGGCGACTTCCCGGATCTGCTTATGGGTCAGCCCAAGGTCCCCACCGATTCTTTCGATCTCGTGGAAGTCGGTCTGGGTGACATTGCCGGTGTTGAACCTGCCAGATGCTCGTTCAAGCAGCTTGTTCTGGCTTTGCTCGAGCTGATGGGCGGCGCCAATGGCTGCCGACTTTTCCGCAACGAGCGGCATCAGTTCAGCCTTTGCCCGAAGGACCGATTCCCGGTATTCATCGGAGGCCCCGAAGTTGTCGCTCTGTTCAAGCGGGGCGAACTGCCCGTTCAGAAACTCGGTCGGGTCGAACTCTTCGTTGTTGTCGTATGCCTCTTGCTGTGCAGCTGCCAGGTCCTGCTCGATCGTTGCGGCAACCTGAAGTGCATCGTTCTCACCGCTGATCTGACTGAACCGGCTCATGTAGACATGGTTGTCTTCGAGCTCTTGGTCAGCACCGGATCCTGTAAGGGCGTCCTCTTCAGCTTCACCGATCATCTCTTCCCGGTGGTTCTTGACGATCATGTTACTGATGTCATTGACGAACCGCTGGACATTTTCGGTTGACTGTGCGCGTGGGCCGTAAACCCTTTGGTTCTGGAGTACCGGGACACCCGGCGAGTTGCCGGGCTTGGAACCGGACCGGCGGTCTACACCAGGCTTTCTGGTTCGTGTCTGTCTAGCCATAGTTTACCCCTCGGGTTGCCCCCAGTAGCCGGCACCTTGGCCGACGCTGTAGATCTGAAGGCCGGCGTTGAGAGACTCGCCAATGTAGTCTGGCTGGCGGATTGAATTGTTGTTGGATTGGTGCTGCATGGCAGACTCTTCGAATGCGTTCTGCCGGCCCAGGTTGATCATTCCAATGTCGCTGCCGGCCTGGAAGTCCACATCTCTCAGTACTGTATCGATAGAAAGTCCACTTACACCGGACTCTGCCGACAAAGCTCGAAGACGGGCTTGTTCTGCCCGGGCTGCTCGCATCCGCCGGTCGGCGTCCGCCGACTTCGATTGGTGAATCTGTTTGTCCTGCTGCTCTCGAGCCTGTTGGAAGGTCTTTTCCTGGGCCTTAGCGGCTTCGCGCTGAGAATAAAGCGAGTACCCAGTCGCTGCAGCCGTCATAGCGATAGCTACTGCTGGATGGCACATACTTGGGAGAACTCCTTAAATCGGCCGCCGCGCCATGCTTCTATGACGCGATCGTTGTGAATGGTGAAACCGAGGTGCTGAAGATATCGCTGTGCCTCGGTGTGCGGCTCGTAGACCCAGCCTCTCAGCATGTCGTACTCGTCGAGCCATTGAGATATGAACTTCTTGCTCCACATCAGAAGCTCTCGAGGAGCTGCACGGAACTGGTCCCGGCTCCCCGTAGATCTCGAACACTGACGTCCATCGGCTCTGGTCACGGGCGTCTTTCAGCCCGTCCGCCTTGGAGCTACCCAGGCCGGCGTGGTACAGCTCATCTTGATCAGCCTGGCGAAGGGCGTCAGCTACACGTTCGATCCACTCATCGGTAGCCGGGTGGAATGTTACTGGGTTCATCTTGGCATCCTCTTGGTGACCAAGCCGCGCCAGTCGGCGGACTGGAAGTTGGCTGGAATGTAGCTGTCGTTCACGAACTCGATCTTGACGTCCGAAGCTTTTGCAAGCACCGGGAAGTCATATACACCCGTGTCCAGCTGCGGTGTGTTGAGCGCGAAGTACTCGTCGCCTAACGTCCTGCTGGTGTAGACATGCTTGTTGCCAGGGTAGATGGTCTGGATGTACGCATCTCGGCCCCGTGCTTTCACCTCGGTCCGGAAGACACCGGTTTCAGTGAAGTGGACCTGCATGTTGCGGATCTGACACCGGGCATTCATGATGCGATTGCCGTTCTCGGAATAGAACTGTTCGCTCAGACCCACACGTTGTTCGTACGGGTACCCGAACCACAGCTCGCCGACCGTCCAGTCCCCCGGAAGGGAGAAGCTGAAGTCGTCAGTGCCCTGCTGAAACCCGACAATGGTACGGAGATCCAGAGAGGTTCCCTTAGCAGCGAACAGGTCTCCACGAACCAGACGGGCGCCGATAGTGTCCACAACGGTTACTACTGAATCGCCTGTACTTGATGGAAACTCTACGACATACTGAAGGTCAGTCGTTACCCACTCAGGAACCGGGGTTTCTGGCGGGGCTGTCTCGTACAGAACAATGTATGTAAGTACGGTCCTCAGCGATAAAGTCGATTGGTCCCGACCAAGTCCGCCCGTCATCATGGATAAACGTCGCGGTATCGCCAACGGTCAGGGCGTCCGGAACAGTCTGATAGAAGCGCGGCCGTATCCGGTAGTCTTCATCTGAAGGGTTTGTCTGCCACCCAAGGCTAGAAGGCGCCAGCTGTACTGTTCCGTCATAAGTGACGATCGTCTCCCTTGGGTTCACAGGGGTCTCAAGGTTGACCGGGAAGTTGCTGACGAAGTAGGTGCGGTCCTCTGTGCTGTTGTACGAGCCGTTGAGAAGCTGGAGGTGGTCCAGATGGATCCCGTGGGGGAACCCAGCTGCCGAGTAGCCGGGCTCCAAGTTGAACCGGCCAAGGTAAGTTGCCTGTGGCCCCTCTTCGAGCTGGTACACGGCATAGATGTATTGATCGATTTCCTTCAGGGACAGCACGGACACTTCAGTGCTCAACCTCCATTTGCCCCAAGCGCTCATGGTCTTCTCATTGCCCGACCATTGGTACTGGTAGCTGTACATCGCGGACGTTTTATCCTCCGGGACCATCAAGATGTGGTCGAAAGACGAATGCCCGGCCATGTCGGTCATCTTTGGGAGGTACTTGAACACATGGGCCGAAGCGTCGGAGGCATCCAGGGTGATCGTGTCTTCCTGAATAAACATCTCCCGCAGCCGGGTAAAGTCCCCGCCGGCAGTCATCCATGCGAGGTCAGTCGTCTCTGTGGCAACCACTTCGATATCGATCCGGTCATCATCAAGGACGTCCGTAACCGATGACCTCCAGAAGTCCAGATGGTCATCCACCCGGCTCATTGAGATCGCTTGTCGCGACATCAAGACCAGCCGGTCGGCTGCCAGTGTCACGGCGTTTATTCGATCGCCAATGAAAGAGGGCACCTTGTTGCTGTCGTTGTCGCCGACCCGGCGGTCGACCCAAGCCACAGTGTTGAACTGGGCGACATATCCCAAGGGATCCACACCGTCTTCTAGAATATCGAACGTATGCGGCATCGTGTTCGAGTCGATCTGGTACTGGATCCCCGGCGCTACCCATTCGACCCAGTAGTCACCTTGCTTGTTGACGTAGTATGTGTCGAACGGGTTTGCTTCGGCCCCCAGGATCTTCCAGATCCCACTGGCCGTACCGTCCAGCTTGGGGTCTTGGAGGGTCTGGGCGGTGCCGTTGAGGGCTCCGGAAGTCTCCGCTGCTGTCATGGTGGCCGTGAACTCACGGTTGACGATATACAGCTGGTTGTCGATGAACGTGAACCGGAAGACATCACTGGGCTTTCCAGTGCAGGTCAGGTAGGCCAAGCCGGTGTCCGCGTTCTCGGTGGTCAGCTTGGCTCCGTCGGATGCCCGGAAGACTTCGTAGCTTCCGTCACCGGGGACGACGACAACGAATGTCTCGCCGGATGTTACAGGTATCCAGCCGATTGCCGGGTCAACCAAAGTACTGGCCGTCAGCTGTGTGACCGTCTCCAGCGGGGGACGCTTGGATGCACCCTCGGCCAGGCCGAACGAGCAATTGACTGCAGACTCGAGCTGGGTCGGGTTGCGCTGCACGGCGGCTTGTTGGGATACGCCACCATACAGGGCGTTGATGCTTTGGCTGACTAGAGGCATATCAGTTGCTCACAGTTCGGGCGAGGATTGGGTGGTCAAAGGTGTTGATTGACGGACGCAGTTCGTTATCGGCGCGGACCAGTTCTGCCCAAGCTTGAGCCTCGCTGGACTTGTCTTGGGGAGACCCGAACACAGGTGCCAGCTTGTTGATAACGCGCCACGCAATGTAGTCTTGGAACTGCATTGGGCACCACTTGGGGTCGACATGGCGGATAACATCTGCATTCAGCGGTTTCTCCCAAATGGTCGTTCCGTCTTCGAGGTTCACCACAAGACCGGTCTGGCCGTCTAGCCGAACATGCGGGTCGTGATAGTTCAGCTGCCATTTACACGGCGACACCTTGAGGGCGTCGGGCAGTGTGATTTCACCGTAGATGTCCGGCTCTAGCTCTTCACCAAATGTAATATTGAACCACCAGCCCTGCGCTTGGACAGACCGTGACTCGTTGAGGACAACTTGATCGATCAGGCCGTGGTCAGACTCGCGGGGGTAATCAGTCCCTCGCGGCGGCGCCAGGCCCAACGACAGACAGATACTGAGCATCTGGTCCATCGGAGTCGTGAATGTCGTAGTGTTGTCCGAGTAGCTCATCGCCGGCGATCCCGTTCAGGCTCTTGAGCGACCGGGCCGGCATGAAGCATCTCGGCAGTTCGCCGGACACGCGCCATGTACAGATTCGAGATCGGGTTGTAGGCGCCTTCGGCCGACGTCAGGATAGTCCACGCTTCCTGCTCGTGGTTTGAAGTGAACACCCCAAGCTGATCATCGCCGAGTACCTTGGTCTGGAATACCCGCGCAGCGCGGACCGTGATGTACCACCGGGCAGCCTCGGGCAGGTCTTCGAAGTCCAGCAGTTGAATGCCGTCCAAGTAGAGGGTGCTCGAGAAACTGAACGACCCCGTGGTGACATCGTAAAGCTGGCCCCCACGAAGAACAACATGGCGAGGCTCTGGTGCTACTGTGGTTGTACCAAGGGTCGGACGGATGGTCAGGAACTCCCCGCCGACGGTAATCGAACCGCCGCTGGCTGGGAAGGCCTTGCCGTAGAAACGGTTGAACCACCACCCTCGGCCCTGTACTTCCTTCGAGATACTCTCGACGGTGTCTTTTGCGATCGCGACGTCTGAGGCGCCCGGCGCATCCAGGGTGTTGACCGGAACGGTACCGATCGCGGTCAGAAGTTGGTTGACGGCCCCTAAGAGGGTCGTCGGAACAAGGTTGAAAGCCATGCTTCCTCCTCAAAAACGAAAAAAAGGGGAGGCCTCGGTTAGAGACCTCCCCATAGGAGCGGACGACTTTATGCGCTGTCGTCCAGGATTTCGATCGCGCACTCCGGACGGAGGACACCATGGCCGACAGCCATACGGGCGACCATCAAGGTGCCCTGGCGACGGATGTCCCATTCGGACTGCAGATTGATATCCAGCAGCTTCACGGTACCAACCGCTTCCGGCTTGAGGACCAGTGCCACCAGCTTCGAGTAGTCACCGGCGTACGTCGGCGTGATGATATCCACACCGTCGAGGTAGTCCCCGTTGCCGTCGACAGCATCGAGCTGGGCCGGCAGGTGGTTCGAGACCACAAGCGGCAGCCCACCGACCATCGGGATCTCAGCACGGGCATACGAGCCCAGGCCGCCCCAGTCGGTGTTCAGGAGGTCCTTGTTGCGAACCAGTCGGAAGTAATCCGCCGGACGAACAATGACGTAAGCGCCGTCGGCGTCGACATTGTTCTCAAGGAACGTCTGGTGGGACGCAAAGATTGCGTCAGCCAGAACGACAGCCTTGTCGGCGTCGGTGCCGGCAGCATAGCCAGTTGCGGTGATCGTGGAACCACCGGGAAGACCGGTGATCTTGTTGTCCGCACGGGCCGCAGTGGCGCCGACACGCATTACCTGCTTGTCGAACACACGGGCCAGAGCCTGTCCCAGCTGGTGCGAATAGTCGGAACGCACATCGTAATGGTTCTGAGCCTCGTAGATGTCAGCCACGAAGACGTCGGAGATGATCAGGTCATCGACCGTGATCACGGTTTCCGAGTGCTTCATGTCCTGGCCGAGGATCTCGGTACCGGGCTGATGGATGCGGCCGGTGGCCTGGCCGGTGTTCGCGAAGGAAGCCGACTTCTGGTTGGAAATGTTGCGGATGCGGTGACGCGATTCCATGATGTTCTTCGCGTCGAATGCGGCCATTACCTCTCCGGTAAAGACCTTGTAAAACAGGGCGTCTACGGCACCTGCGCCGTCATTTTGGCCCTGCAGGGAAACGTTTGCAGCGGTCATATCTTAGCCTTGAATGAAGAAAGAGTTGGAGAAACTCCACATTCGCGGCCTCTCGAGGGTGTCCCGGCTGGGGCCTGTCGAGGTGCTTGGTAGAGGGATTGCGGGTTGCTGATTGCGTTCTCGCACCGTGTCGACCGTAGCCGGGATGCGGTATTGACTTTCAGCGGAAGGAGGCAACGGCCCCGAAGGGCCGTTGCGGGTCGTTCACCGCAGCGGACTGCTCCGCACGGGACTGGAACCCAGTGGGGGACGAGGTAGAAGATGGGGCGTTGTCGCCGACCATGTTGGCTTCTCCAGATGCGTTCTGATAACGGGTAGCGAGGGTCGCGTAAATAACGCCGACATCCTCGGCCGTCTCGGCCGCACTGAGCTGCCGGCTGAAGGCAGAGTATTCGGCATCCGAGAGGTTCTCACTGGCCCATGTCCGGACCTGATTGAAGTTCTCCTCGGATCCGCATGCCTCAACAGCAGCGTTCACGCGGTTCTGGTTGAGCGACTGGAGGCCAGCCTCATACACCTGAACGGTCGCCCGGTCGAAACCTTTGGCTTCGAGGGCTTCGTAGTCCTCTTCAGAGAAACCACCGTTCTCGGCGTACTTCTGGCCGAACTCTTCCATGACGGATGACAGCTCCGGCGTGTCGCCTTCTTTGGACTCTTCGTCGCCGCCTTCCTTGCCTTCTTCTTTTGGCGGAAGATCTGCGGTGTTCGGAGTCTCTTGGTCGTCGCCTTGCTTCTGCTGTCCCAGCTTGCCCTCGAGGTTCTTGTAGGCCTTGGCGAGCTCCTCTACGGAGCTGTACTTTCCAAGGTACTTACCGTCTTCGTCTTGCAGCTGGAATCCGTCTGAGTCGTTCTGGTCCTCCTGGGGACTCTCGTCGGACTTCTGGCCCGAACG